ATTGGGCCAGGACCCGGAGGCCGCGTTCATCTTCCGTGGCTTCCAGGACGTGGCCAATGTTGTAATCCGGATCAGCCATGTTGTGCCCGAACAGGACGGGCAAAAAGTTGCCCGATTCGGCCCACTCTTTCAGGGTGGCCTCAAACGCGCCCTTTTGGACCACGTCCCCGTAGCTGTCAATGTTGCCGAAAATGGAGGCGTAAGCCTCAAACTGGCCGTCCTCCAGACCGGCCTCCGGCCCCGCCTTAAGCTGGACCGTAGCGTTTTTCAGTTTCACGTTTCATCCCTCCTTTTCAGTCGTCCACCGGGTTAACTTCCACGGTGCATTCACAGCCGGCCACCTCATCCGGGCCCTTGCCCGGGTCACCTGGCCAGTTCAGACCGTTGGAAAATTTCTTATCCAGGTCCACGGTTTCGCCGTCCATCCGGGCGTGGGACTTCCGGCTGTTGCTGGAGTTCGTCCGCCACGTTTTCGTGGCCTTGCCCCCCAGCAGTTTCCGGGCGGCTTCCACCGCCACGAATGACCCCAGGGCGGACAGGGTGGCCTTGCCCGCAGCGGGTGCCCGTTGGGCCTCCGCGTTATCGAACACCCGTTCAGGTCCCGGGGCGTCCTCCGATTCGTCCGCCAGGGCGTCCTCCAGGAGGTCCCGCGTGGCCGAATTCACCCAGCCGGCCCGGACCTCAGCGAACGCCTGGAGGAATGCCAGGGTGTCGTCCACGCTGTAGTCCCCCGGGTCCAGCCCAAAGGACGCCGCGACGTCGCCGCCCATCGTTTCCGAGAGCTCAGCGGCCACGGCGTACAGGTCCGCCGCCAGTTCCTTATCCCACCGGGCACCGTCCCACCAGGATTTCCCGCCGCCGATGGCAGCCAGGACGGACTCCCGCTGACGCTGGAAAAAGGCCACATAGACGGCGGTGACGTCGTCCGGCGGTTCGGGGTCCGCCGGTTCGTCGTCAGCCTTGACCAGTTCCCGGGATTTGATGGCCCGGGGAGCGCCGGCCAACTGGCCGGTGTCCGGAGCCGAATCCGTGGGGGACGCCTGGTCCCCCGTGATGACGTTAAGCGGGATGATAAGTTCGTCCCCGCCCTCCACCGCCGGGAGGTTGGACAGCGCCCTGGCCTCATTGCGGGTCATCCATGGACCGCCCACGGACGTTTGGATTTGCGCCGCCTGTTCCTCAAAGGAACCGCGCAGCTTTTCGGCCATGTTGAATTCCACGTAGGTATCCGTGGAGTCCGTGAAATCCGGGATTAGCTGGAGGGCCAGTTCCTCCGCGATCATGGACAGCCACGGCCCCAGGGTGTCCTGGTACAAATGCTTGTGCTGTTCCTTGACGTTGGAAAACGTGGCGTTATCCAGGATTCCCACCATGGTGGGCGGGATGAAAAAGGCCGCGGCCACTTCTTCCCGGGTCAGCTTGCGGGCCTCCACATACTGGAGTTGTTCCGCCGTCTGGGAGGCGGCAACAAATTTCATGCCGTCCTCAAGTACCGGCGTACCGCCGGCCTGGGGACCGCTCCCGGTGTACTGTGCCCGCCATGAGTTCGTGAACCGGGTTGCCGCCTGTTCGGACCAGGCGGGCGCACCCACCGGGCGTTCAAGGTAGCCGGAGGCGCGGGCACCGTTGCGGAGGGTATTTTCCCGCATCCGGCCGGCCTCATATTCTTCCGCCAGGACCCGGCGCAACGCCTCAATGGGAGGCGAACCGCCAAGGTCCCCGTCCGGGTTGTAGCCCCGGAAGTGGACGATTTCGTCAGCCTTGAAAACCTTTTTGCCCCGGTTGCCGGTGAATTCAAAGGCATCCGGCCATAGCCAGTTTTCCCCCACGGGCTTGACCATGGCAGGGGGCAGACGGACCAGGGACGGCCCGCCCATCTTGAGCCAATAGGCCCGGTCATAGATGCCCAGGTCCCGGACCAGGGCGTCCAGCAGCCGGTAACGGGTGGTGGCCGGGTTGGGCTTATTGAGCAGCTGGATAAGGCCGGTATCCGTCAGGCGTTCCCGGTCAGTGTCCGAGAGCCGGCGGAACTGGTGCAAGCCCAGGGACGCAATGTTCCGGCCCAGGAAATCCACCACCGTCCGGACGGCCCCCTGGGATTTCCAGATGGCGGCATAGTCCGCGGTGTAATCGTTGGCGAGCTGCAGACGGTTGGCCGGGAGCGCGGCCGGCTTGGACAGGCCTTGCAACGTGCCTTGAGAGATTGCGAAAGCCACCGCTTACACCCCGCCCCGTACTAGTGTCTGGATGAAATCAACGTCCTGGCGCTGGACGATGGCCTCACCATCCAGCGGTAGCGGTTGCGCCCCCGGCTCCAGGGCCGTGGCGTTGCGGAGGAACAGCAGGTCACCGGACTTACGGATAAGCAGCCCGTCCACGCCGCGCCCGGTTTTGAGGTTGATAACCACGTGGCGGGCCACCAGGGTCCGCCACGAATATGCCCAGTCCATGACCAGCCGGACGATGGCCAGCAACGCGGCAAGGCCCACCAGGATGACTACCGCAACTTGCAAAATGACCACGACGGCCCGCCTTTCAAACCACCATTAGGGTCCCGGTTTCGTATGCGGAAACGGGCACGATTTCGACCGGCTGTAATACGTCCCACGCCGCCCCGGTAGCGGCCATGAGAGGGGCAGCGCCGTAGGGGGAGGCCTTGCGGTTCCAAACCCACGCGTCCCCAAGGGGTTTCGTAACAGCGGTGCCGGCGGCAAGGTCCAGGACCGGCTGGGGCAAGTGCCAAATCCTGACCGGCTGGACCTGTTCGTCCGGGACCGACGCGTCCGGGGTCCACTGGTGGGCCTTGACGCCGTCAAAGAATTTGCCGCACCCGGCCCCCAGGTCAGTGCCGCCCCACTCCACCACGGTGACGTGGTCAAGTTCGGACAGCGCCGCAATGAGCCCGGACGCCGGAGCGCCCCGGGCCTGGACCACCACGCGCAGCGGGGACGCCGCCGTGGCCCGTTCGGCCACCCAGTCCACGGCCCATTCCACGCCGTACCGGGCGGCCACGATTTCGACATGCACCCCGCCGTCCGGGCGCCGGCCAGCGGCGGCAATGAACGTCCGGGTCCTGTCGTGTTCGGTGTCAATGCAAAACGTCACCGGGGCATCCGGCGGGATGGAGGAATCCGGGTCCAGCCCAGCCTCCCAGGACCCCGGAGGGAACGGCCCCTCATTCGTCCCGTCATTCCACTGACAAAGCACCTCAGTTCGGAACACCCATTCAGGATCGGTTTTCCGGGCGGCGGCTATGGCCCGTTCCGTGATGGCGTGGCCCAACGATGGGTTGGCAGCTGCCCACCCGTCCCGGTCATCCAGGGAACACCCCGGCGGGGCGGACCACTCAAACAGCCCCAGGCTGTCATCATCCTGGACGACGTCGTCCGCCATGTCAGCCGGTAGGGCCTCCACCAGTTCCGGGGCCAGCCCGTCCGAGTTGATACCGTCCGGGTCCCCGATGGCCGCGTGCGCCATCTTCCGCAAATAGCGGAGGACGATGGATGACGCGTCCCCGGCGTTGGACAGCCCCAGGACTATGGCCATGGCGCGGGCCATGGTGGTCTTTGTGATGGCCCCCCAGGCGTCCCAAGACTGATGCTCCCGGAGTTCGTCCAACAGGATGAGGTCCCCGGACAGGCCACGGCCACCGCGCCGGCTGGCCGTCTGGACTTTGTACCGCTCCCCGGTGGTCAGGTCCAGGGACTTTTTCCCGTTCGTATGGTTGACCTTTTTTATTTCGGACGCCAGTTCCTCACAGTCCTCCGCGATTTCCACCGCGCCGGCCCAGACTTCTTCCGCAAGGTCAAGGTTTTGGGCGGTCCCGATGACCAGCCGCGCCTCCCGGACGTACATAAAAAACAGGGCCATGACTTGGGCAAGGGTGGACTTGCCATTCTGACGGGCCACCAACAGCACCACGGTTCGGAACCGGAATGACCCGTCCGGCAGGAGCTCCAGGGCGTGGATGAGGAACCACTTTTGCCACGGGAACAGGACCAGCCCCAGGACGTCCTCCGCAAACATGATGCAAGCGAACCCGGCGGACGTCCGCGGGGTCAGGCGGCGCAGCGGAGGCGTGAAAACCCGGGGGATTTCGTGGCCAACCAGCCTAACCGGTGCGCTTCCGGCCCGCCGGTTTCGGGGTTGCACCGCCTTGGAGGCTCCGGAGTTGCGCGAGCTTGCCACCGCTGGCCCCCTTTTTTTCTTCCAGACGGTTCCGGCCGGCGGGCGTGAGGCCCAACTGTTCGCAAGCCTTGAAGTAAAGGGACTGGGTGACGTTATCGAACTTGCCGTCAATGATCGGATATTCCACGTCGTCCAGGCGTTGGGCCATTTGGAGCAGCACGGCCACCGCGCCCTCATCCATGTCCGTGATGATCCCGGCGGATTTCGCCGCCTGAATGGAATCGTTGGTGATTTTCCAGATATCCACAGGGGTCCTCCCGTCCATTGCGGTGTCTATGTTGTGTAGACGATAATCACGCGCGCGCGTGACCGGGGGTAAAAGCGTCGGGGGGAGA